ATACAAGATGGAGAAAAACTCGCAATCTTGAAATTTACTAATGAGAGCGACGGCACAGGCGAAGCCTCTGTTAAGAAGGTTGACGTATCAGCGTTAGCTAGTAACAGTGCGGGTTCTGCTTGTACTTCGGTTTCGATTTCAAGAATTTATTGGGCATGTCGTGGTATGGGCGTTGATCTCGAGTTCGACGCCTCCACAAATGTTTTGGCAATACCTTTACCCGCTGATAGCACCGGGGATGAATATTACGATTTATTCACAGGTATTCCTAACAATGCGGGATCAGGTGTAACCGGTGATATTGACTTCACAACAGTAGGTCATAGTAACGGAGACGCTTACTCCATAATATTGGTATTGACAAAAAACTACTAGATGGCGACGACCAAAGACGTCACTAGATCTCCTAGCGGTAGGTTATCCTACCGCGGGGAGACGTTTTCTGGTTATAACAAACAAAAAAGGACACCAGGAAAAAACAAAAAGTTTGCTGTTTTAGCTAAAAAAGGCGATCAAGTAAAAATAGTGCGTTATGGAGATCCGAACCTAAAAATAAAAAAGGCTCAACCAAAACGTAGAAAAAGTTTTAGAGCAAGACACAACTGTGACGCGGTGCAAAAGAAAAAAGATGTATTTGCAGCTTCGTACTGGTCGTGTAAAAATTGGTAAATAATTATGGCAAAAAGAAAAATTAATAAAGTTGTTAGAGAGCTTAAAAAGGCAAGTAAAACACATGCTGGCCAAGCTAAAACACTAGAATCAATCAAGATGAAAAAAGGTGGTGGTGCTAAATCTAAAACACCATCTAATGTAGCTAACCCTTCTATATATTCAAGAGCCAAGGCAAAAGCGAAAGCTAAGTTTGATGTTTACCCATCTGCGTATGCTAATGCTTACATGGTTCAAGAGTACAAAAGAATGGGCGGTAAATATAAAGGCGCAAAAAAAGCAGAAGGCGGTGAAATGACAGGCTTAAAACCTATACCAGCCGCTAACAAAGGCTTGCCAAAGCTTCCCAAAAAAGTGAGAAACAAGATGGGTTTTATGCGTAATGGTGGATCCGTTGTAATGGTCCAGGGTAGAGGTTGTGGAGCCATGATGGATTCCAAACGTAAAAAAACCAGAGTACCTAGAAGCTGATGAAAACCAAAAAAGATCCAAAGGTAGGAACCGGAAAAAAACCAAAAGGATCAGGAAGGAGGCTTTATACCGATGAGAACCCAAAAGACACAGTAAGCATAAAATTTAAGACTATGGCTGACGCAACGCGTACAGTAAATAAGGTTAAAAGAATAAAAAAACCTTTTGCCAGAAAGATACAGATTTTAACTGTGGGTGAACAAAGAGCTAAGGTTATGGGTAAAAAAGGTGTAGCTGATATATTTAAAAAAGGCAAAGAACAAATAAGAAAAGCTAGGAAAAAATGAGTCTTAAAAAGTGGTTTGAACAAGATTGGGTAGATATAGGAGCGCCAAAAAAAGGTGGTGGCTTTGCTAAATGTGGAAGGACTAAGTTAAAAGCTGACAGAAAAAGAAAATACCCAAAATGCGTGCCGGCTGCTAAAGCTAGACGTATGAGCAAATCACAAATAAAATCAGCTGTAAAAAGAAAAAGAGCAAAACCACAAGGGGTTGGTGGTAAACCAACTAATGTGAAAACTTTTGCAGCGAGAGGTGGTATGATAATATCAAAACCTAATATGGGTTTATACGGAAGGAGATAAACATGAAAGGAAGAAAATATATGGCCAAAGGCGGCGGTATGAAAGGAACCAAAGGTATGGCAAAAGGTGGCGGAATGAAAGGCACCAAGTACATGTCTATGGGTGGTGCTGCTAGAGCAGAAATGAAAGCTAACCCAGGCATGGGCAAAATGCCTGGATCGGTTATGTCTGCTTTGATGGGACAAGGTACAAGAATGGCTGGATCTACACCTATGTTGAAAGGTACTAAAGGTATGGCTAAGGGCGGAGCCATGAAAGGTACTAAAGGCATGGCAAGAGGTGGAGCTATGAAGGGCACTAAAGGCATGGCTAAAGGCGGAGGCATGAAGGGTACAAAGTACAAAGCGAAGGGCGGAGGCTTGTACGGAAAATAACTAATTTATTAGGAGTTAAATAAAGTGGCGTATTTAATTTCAAACATCCCACAGTTTAAATGTTGGGTGCGAAAAGAATTTACTGCAAATCATCAAGAATACCATGGCGAGTATCTCCACGCCTTGGCGTTTGCTGTAAACACCATTCCAGACAGATCTGTTTCTTTCCAAGTAGTTTTTACTGGTTGCGAAACGGACTTTGAAGATTATCCAGATGAAAACGTGCATGGCGGAGCTATGTGGGCCAGGATGCCCATACAAGCCTTAGTAGCAGATATACCCTTGGATAAGTGGCCAACACCCATGGAAGATCATTTAGCTCAACCCTGGGACTGTTTGGCCCACGATCATTCGGTTGTGGTTTTAGACAGAGTTAGCTCCTCGCCCTGGATATGCAAAATAGGCGGAGAGTTTTATACTGGCAGATATATGTTTACTGTTGATTATACTGAAAATAGTATTGCGGATGATCCGGCTCAACATAAGCAATCACATGTGTTATATTTAACTGACGCTGGTGAATATACTGGTAATTTTGTGGCTTTACCTAACAATAGAGTTAGAGCAACTAATCCAGCTTTATGGCGAGTAGGAGAAGGTGCCCCGGACTTTTCTCCTAGTCAATGGGTACACTCAGCAGAAGGGCATGAGAGTTATATGGACCCTAATATAACTTTCAATAATTTATATAGTGATGGAGTAGAAGAGGATTAATGGCTACATCTGGAAGTAAAAATTTTGAGCTAGACGTCGCAGACTATGTAGAAGAAGCATTTGAGCGTTGTGGTTTAGAAATGCGTACAGGCTACGATCTAAAGTCTGCGAATAGAAGTTTGAACCTAATGTTGGCAGAGTGGGCAAATAGAGGCCTAAACCAATGGACTATAACCGAGAAAACGGTTGCCATGGTCAAAGATACCAAAAGCTATAATGTAGATAGTACCAACAGCACAGCTCCAATAGACGTCTTAGATGTGTTCATCAGAGAAACAGTGAGCAATGAGACTACAGATATACCTATGACTAGATTGAGTAGAGCTGAATATGCACATATAACCACTAAATCGACCACCGGTAAACCTAATCAATTTTTTATCAATAAACAACTAACGCCTACAATATCGGTTTGGCCTACACCAGATAAATCAAGCACCTACACAGTCCACATGAATGTGCTTACAAGAATGGACGATGCAGATGCGGGAGCAAATACCCTAGATCTGCCCTTTAGATTCTACCCCTGTTTAGCAGCTGGACTGGCTTACTATATATCTATGAAGAGAGCACCAGAAAGAACAAACACTTTAAAAGCAATATATGAAGACGAGTTTCAACGAGCCTTATCACAAGACGAAGACAGAGCTTCTTACAGAATACAACCAAACTTGAGGAGTTATAACAACGCGTAATGGCATTTGCATCTGGTAAATTTTCCTACGGGATCTGCGACATAACTGGCTTTAGATACAAGTTAAAAGACATGCGTACGACCTGGGATGGCTTGTTAGTTGGGCCCGATCAATGGGATGCTAAACACCCACAGTTGATGCCAAAACCAAATACCCAGGATCCACAGGCAGTAAGAAATGCTAGGCCAGATGTCGTAGATGATAATTCTGTTTTTTTGGTTTACACAAATGTAGGTGATGGCAAGCTAGGTGCGGTGCTTACTACTTTTGAGGTTACAGCCGGATTAGGTGAGGTTACAATAACGACATGAGCTTTACACTTGCCACGTTAAAAACAGCCGTACAGGATTATTTACAGGTATCTGAGACGACTTTTACAACACAATTACCAAGATTTATACAAGAATCAGAAGATCGTATATTCTCTTTGGTACAGTTACCAGATCAAAGAAAAAACGTCCAGGGTAACTTGACCTCTGGTAATAGATTCTTAGCTACACCAACAGACTTTTATGCGCCTATGAGCTTGGCAATTATAAGCTCTAGCACTTACGATTATTTGGATTTCAAACATCCTTCATTCATTAAAGAGTTTTCTTCCGGGACTACACAAAGCACTCCCAAATATTATTCTTTGTTTGATGAAACATCTTTTGAAGTCTCACCGATTCCCGATTCAAACTATACAGTTGAATTACATTATTTAAATAAACCAAGCTCTTTAACAATAGGTAGTGACAGTAGTACGACAACCTTATCTTCGGATTATCCGGATGCGTTGTTGTATGGAGCTCTAGTGGAAGGTGCAATCTTCCTCAAGGAACCACCAGAAATCGTCGCACAATTTGAGGGCCGATTTAAGGAGGCGATAGCTCGTATGAAAAATATATCAGAAGGTCGTGGCACACGCGACGAGTATAGATACGATTCAGTCCGCTTAAGCGTGACTTAATGGTACTAGAACATTTACAAGGAAAAAAAATAGCATTAATTGGCCTGGGTGTGTCACAGGTTGACTTTGCTATAGGACTTGAAAACTCAAGAGAGTGGGACGAGATCTGGTGCATCAACTCAGCTGGTCTGGTATATCCGGCCGACAGAATATTTGCTTTAGATCCAGCTAGTCGGTTTTTTGATTCAGACGATGCCGGCAAACAAACCGATGCTATGATTCATTTAATGTCTACAAGCGACGTGCCTATTTATACTTGTGAGTTAGATCCAAGAATAAAAAATCCTGTTCTATATCCAGTAGAGGAGGTTTGTAACGCTACTCAATGTGCTTATCTGAATAACACTGTGGCTTATGCTATTGCTTATGCTTTATATAACAAAGTTGGAAGAATAGATTTATTTGGTATAGATTTTTCTTATAGAGAAAATATGCACTTTGCAGAAGCCGGTAGAGCGTGTGTAGAGTTTTGGATCAGCAAATGCATGAGCGCTGACATCATCGTAGGTATAAGTGGCAAATCTACAGTGTTAGATTCAAACGTACCGGCAACTGAAAAGCTCTATGGTTTTCACAGGTTAGAAAAACCCTTAGTAGCTGTGCCGCATGAAGGCAAATTTATAATCGGTCCATTTGATGAAATCAACGACCAATTAGAACAATATGGATTAAAAATTAACGAAGATGTGGTTCCACCAGAACCATATAAGGGATAGACGTGAGTTCAAAAGGCGATTTTGTATTAGGCAATGTAGAGGTTCATGCAACGGAAAACAAAGGTCACGATCCAGAATTTTGGGCAGCACAAGCCACAAAGAAAATTGTAAGCATATCAGCTCATGCCCCGGATCATATCAAACAGCAAGCTCTGGCTTTTCAAAATCAAGTTTATACTGTAATCTTGTATTCTATGAAGAGTGCGATTAAGTCGCAAAATACGACTTACTCGAATATACTAAGTGAACAAGGCCATGAAGACATGGCTAAAATATTGAGGGAGCTATAATGGCAATAACATCGGCAATATGCACAAGTTTTAAACAAGAATTGCTTGTAGAAGGACACAATCTTACTAACGGAGCTGACTCGCTTAAATTAGCGTTGTATACCAGTTCTGCAACTTTAGGAGCTGGCACGACAGCTTTTGTCACAACAGGTCAAGCTACAGGAACTAATTACACATCTGGAGGCAGTGCACTAACTAATGTAACGCCTACCACCTCTGGAACAACTGCTATAGTAGATTTTGCAGATCTTACATTTGGCACTGCTACTGTTACAGCTCGCGGTTGTTTGATCTATAACACAACCAACTCCAACAAAGCGGTTTGTGCCATAGATTTTGGCGGGGATAAAACATCTACAGCTGGCGACTTTACAGTCGTGTTTCCGGCTGCGACAGCTACCGGTGCCATTATTAGATTGGCTTAGAGCATTTCAAGACATGTTAAAATCTGTATATGCCTCTAACCAAGCTAAATTTTAAACCTGGAATAAATAAGGAAGAAACCGATTACGCTAATGAAGGTGGATGGGTTGACGGCGATAAGATTAGGTTCCGTAAAGGACGTGTAGAAAAAATAGGTGGGTGGGAGAAGTTCTCCCCTAGTTCTATTATTGGATCTGCTAGGGCCTTACATTCATGGATTTCTTTAGAAGGACGCAGATATTTAGGTATCGGAACTACTAACAAATATTACATCGAAGAGGGTGGCACTTATAACGACATAACCCCTATTCGTAAAAATACCACCAATGCGGCTACTTTCGCTGCTACTAATGGTTCATCTACAGTAACAGTAACAGATGCCAGTCATGGCGCAGTTAATGGTGATTTTGTCACCTTTTCTAGTGCTGTATCTTTAGGCGGTAATGTGACTGCGGCAGTTTTAAATCAAGAGTATCAAATTGATCTTGTTACCGGGACAAATACTTACACGATCACTGCAAAAGATACCTCTGGTACAACTGTAACTGCTAACTCTAGTGATTCTGGTAATGGTGGTTCGGCAACAGACGCAGCATATCAAACAAACTCTGGCCTTGATTTTTATGTGCAATCTACAGGTTGGGGTGTAGCAACTTGGGGCGCTGGTGGATGGGGTTCCTCTACATCTTTATCTGCCACCAACCAATTACGTTTATGGACACACGACAATTTTGGAGAAGATTTGATTATCAATGTTCGGGGCGGGGGCATATTTAGGTGGAAAGAAAGCGATGGCACGTCCACAAGAGCTTTACAATTATCTGGTATTAGTGGTGCTAATTTAGTGCCAACTGTGGGTTTACAGGTCATAACTTCTGAAACCGATAGGCATTTGATTGTTTTAGGTGCAGATCCTATTAGCAGTGGATCTAGGTCCGGAACCATAGATCCTATGTTGGTAGCCTTTAGTGACCAGGAGAATGAGTTACAGTTTGAGCCTTTGACGACAAATACTGCGGGTTCGTTAAGGCTGTCTTCTGGTTCTACTATCATAGGTGGTTTGAAATCCAGACAAGAAGTTTTGATTTGGACAGATACGTCTTTGTA